ACTTTCTCTAAATTGTGTTTAAATTGTTTTTGTTTACTCATGGCTATATTCTTTATGGTGTATTGTTTCATTATATGGTGCTTCCATTTCATAAATTAATTCTTCTGCTAATTCCCTTATCTGAATGTACTCTTCTTCAAATATTTTATCCTCATGAAGCAACCATTCAGCCTTTTCAAAATCACCACTATCATCAATGTCAAATAAAAGTTCATCAAAACCCATACTTCCAACATAGTATTGCCCTCTTGCCCTTATCTTTTTATCTTTGTATAAAAATGTAACTACATACTCTACTTGGTTAATATAAACCGCTTCTTCTAATACTTTGTAATTTGTTTCCATGTCTTTGTGTTTTAATATATTGTACCATCTTCTAAAAATTCATAACAATTATTTATTAAATAATCTTCTATGCTATCATCTGTTAATTGTTCTTCATAATCCGCACAACATTCCCAAAGTAATTTATCAAATGTTTGGTTAATACTTTTGGTTTGATTCCATGCCCTTAAAATAGCATAGTCAGTATAAAAACCCGTTAATTCTGTTTCAATATGAATATGCATGTCTTTATTTATGTTTGTTTCATCATATTTAAAATAACTTTCATGAGGGTTTAGCCAATCAATTTGATATCCTATTATTTTTAAGCCTATTAATTTAGCAAATGCTTCAGCACTCTTAATTGCTTCATACCCCCAAAAATAATCCTGATTATATCTTTGGTATTTTAAAGCATTTTTTTTTGCCTTATCACTTAATTCATCAAATGAATAGATTTTAATTGTTTCAGTTCTCATGTTATCTTTTTTAGTTTGTTAATATGTAGCTAAGATATAAACAATTATTCACTCTGCAAATGTTTTTATGACTTTAACATAATTTTAACATTTCACACTTCCTAATAAAAGGAACGCATGCACGCATGTACAAAAAATATTTTACACTAACAAAATTATTTTGTGTTGGCTACTGAAAAACCATTGTAGCAAATTTGAATAATGAGAAAAAAGACTGAAATACCAAAAGTTCAGAAAGGTGCAAAAACAAAGAAACCCCTAATTAAAGGGGCTACTATGTTTAAGGGGGTACTATGTTTAAGAGAAACAGAAAGAACCTACTATGTTTAAGAGAAACAAAAAGACCCTACTGCGTTTAAGAACCTACTATGTTTAAGAATCTACCTCACAACATATTTTCCTGAATTAACTCCCTGAACTAAATATTGCAAAGCGTATCTTGAAGCATCAAGGTAATGATTAAAGCCATCAATAGGTTTAGCGTTCTTATCCTGCCATGTATAGTTATTAAGCTCTTTAATGATACCATGAGAGTTTCTATCTACTATTATCTCAAAGTCTTGCATTAATGCTATACCACTTAATATACTCCCTTGTCTTTTGATAGTAGGTTTGATGTTCACACCCTTCCTTTTTATCTCATTAATAAGTCTTGGCTCTGCAGAATCACAGATAATTAAATCCATACCACACTCCATCTTATTCCTTATAGCTATCTCCTCTGTACTTAGATTAGGTTTACCATAGATTTCTCTAACCCATAACTTTCTTCCTTCTTTATCTACTGATATTTTTACAAGGGTTGTAATATCCACAGAGAAACCAAAATCCTGTCCATAACAGCTATGTTCTGTCTGTAAGTAATCTCCTACTCTCCAATTTCTAAATACAGTACCCTCTGCCTTAGCTAACCAACCACCTAATATCTGATGTTGATATTTGTCAGGTCTCCTTGCCTTCATGTCCATAACCTGATTAAGGAATGACTTAGATAAGTTCTTTTTGTTATCCCTATAATCTGTATGTACAAATGTAATGTCATCTGTAGAACCATTATAACCATCTATAACACCTCTACTACCAAAGAACCTTTTATATATCCAATGCTCTTTAGTTGTTGGGTTTAGTATTAAGATACATCTGTTCTGCTTTAACTGACTTCTTACAGAAAAATCTATCTTATCAAATACAGTTTCATCTACAAGCTCTTCTGCTTCATCTAATACAAAGGTTGTAACACCATTTAGAGACTTCAGGGCGGCTGTTTGATTCCCTGATGAGGTTCTGATACCTTTAAAAATAATAGAGCTTCCTGTGGTTAGGTTTATAATTTCATCTTTAGTTATCCTAAAGTCTTCTGTTACACCCATTAAGTCTATCTTCTCTATAAATTCAGGGATAATAGAGGTTTGAGCAGAAATCATAGTGTATCGTGTAAACAACACCTTATGTCCCTGCTCATAGGTTAAATTCAACAAGAAAACAGCTACTCCAAATGATTTACCTGAACCCCTACCCCCTGTAATTACAAAGTACCTACTTGGGTCTTGCCATAGTGGTATATACTTCTCATGTATCTTTACTTCTTGCTTACTCATCTTTATCTTCGGTATCTTCTTTATCTTCTGTATAGTCTACATCTATAGTATTATCTATCTGCTCTTGTTGTGGTGCATTGTTGAAAAAGTTTATAACAGGTGCATTAGACTTAGCTACATTGTTATTAGCTTCCTTGTCTATAGGTTTACCATACTTATACTGCCAAAGGAGGTTTAAGTGGGCAAATGAACCTTCCTTAGCTTTCTCTGCTAATGTCTCCCATGCCTCAGCCTCAGAACCAAAGACTTTCTTCATAGCTTTTAAAGCATAAGTAGACACCCTATCCTTCTTAGCTGTGTTTAGTTGTGCAGGAGTCATAGATTTAGCTTTCTGAACTATCTCTCTTGTCTCTTGCTTAGATTGTTGTCTTTTATTGGTCTTCCTACCATCTGTAGGCTTGAGATTCTTCATTGCGGCTATATTTTTCTTAGGTTTAGTCATTTTTAGTTTGTTTTTCCATTATTCTAACACATAACTTGTAAAAAGCACTCCAAAGCGTAGAAGCTGTGTAAATTTCCTCTAATATTGCGTGTTTATGACCAAGTTCCATGTGAATTTTATAGTTTGATGTCATTGGCTTTAATTCTACAGGATAAATAACATAATTATTGTTGATGCACCATCTGTAGGCTTCTGATTCTTGACTTGAGGGTATGTAGACAGGTTTCTTTAACTTTCTTGGCATACTACAGCATCTTTACCATAGCTTCTAATCTTTCCACTACTAATGATAACTTATTTTCAGGTATTTTGTTTACTATATTACTTAAAACAGATGAAACCCTCTCATTTTGCCTTAAAATATCATAATCCGCCTTAATGTTATCTAATTCATGTTTTAGTTTGGTATTCTCATAATATAAAACAGACTCCTTTATAGCTATAGCATCAATATTATCTCCGTTTGGGTCTTTTTTGTCCAATATCTGAACATATCTGATGATATAATCACGAAATGAATTTAAACCATTCTTATAATTCTGATTGTTTAACATATAAAACCCATGATTGTTTTTTATGCTGTGCAAAACTGTAGCGTGGTCTTTATCTAACAAAGCACCTATATCTGACAGAGGTCTTGATGTGTATTCCCTACTTAAAAAGTAATACATAGTCCTTGCTTGTATGTATTCATCTTTTCTTGTGTTTTTATCTATATCAAACCCATAATGCCTATCAACGAATTGCTTTATCTTCTCTATGTTGATTCTATTCATCAACTTGTCTTTAATCTCCAACTCTGCCTCTTTAATTGTCTTCTGTTCCATTACTGCTAAAATTAATTTTTATCTTATCTTTTAAATCGGTTTTCTCTGTTATCTTATAAAAGTCATTCACAAACTTATATGTCTGCATACCCCTATAGATACCTGCACATTCCTCATACATCTCCTTACTTTCATAGTCTTTTAAAGCAGCAATCATATCCCTGATGTCTGCATCATTTGCTAAATCATAAAGAGTCATGTAGTAATGCTCATCTGCAACGCTGTTTTTACCTTCCTTCTTTGACATCTAAATACTTTTTATAATACTTATTTGTTTGTTTGTAGGTATAACCTTTATAAATACCTCCATTCCACATTCTAACCATCTCTTCTTCTGTAGGAAATCTACAATGCTTCTTTAAGAATACTTCTCTACCATAACACATATAAAGCTTAAATACCTCCTCAGAAGCCTTTTCAGAGAACATATCCTTGTGCCTATAGTTAGTGTCATAAATACGATTAACATCGCTTAGAACGCTTCTCTGTATCTGTAGGATGCCATAAGACCTTCCATTGTCCCCTATAGAGTCAGTATTGTTATTTGTCTCTACTGTCTTTAGTATAGACATTATTGAGGTTAATCCACTGATTAATATAATAATTGTTTTCATATCTTATGGTGTATAATTAAATCATCTACATTGCAGTCATCATTATTGCAAGAAAAATTTGAGACAATTCCACTCCCCTCTAAGCCGTAATCTTCATAATCAAAATCACAACTCCAAATCATATTGTTTTTACATTCAGGGCATATCATAATACATCGTGTGTTACATAATTGCGTACAGAATCTTTAGGGTTGTTATCTAAAAAGAAATAGTTAAAGTTAGCTATACCTCTCTCTATTTTATCATAACCCTGTTGAATAAAGTTTCCACTACATTCAAAGATACCTATGTCTTTAGTGTCCTTATCTATTACAAGGAATATAAATTCATCTGCATCGAATAAATCAAGGTAAAGAGCAGCTTGTAGGTCATAAGAAAAATTCTTAGCAGTCCACTTAAACTTCTCTATACCACCGCTTGCAGTAGTCTTTAGGTCAATAATTGTAGAACCTTTCCTTGCATCTGCTTTACCTCTTACAGCAATACCATTTACCATTTTAATTGCAGGCTCTTCAAATGTACAACCATGTAGTAATTCAGCAGCAGAATCACAATCCTCAATGGCTTTGGCTATCCAATAAGCATTATCCATCTCTGACTTAGTGTAAACAGACTCTTGTCCAAACTCCTTTACAGCATCCTTAAATCCTTTAGTGGCTTTAGTACCATCTATAATAGTAAGTTCACTAAGTCTATGTTTCTCTAATACAGAAAGGTGTATAAGTCTACCATCTCTTAATGGCTGTGCATTGCTGTTAAACCTTAAAGACTTTTCATAAGCTTTAGGACTCTCTATTAGTTTCTTTAATGCAGAACTGCTTAAAGCATGTTTACCTAAGTGTCCATAATAAAAAGGGTCGTGCAACATCTCTCTTAGTATGTCTTTCTCTTCCCATTGTTCTCCGTTTAATAATGTAATCATCTGTAATAAGTTTCGATTATTTTTTCCTCTAATTGGTTTGTAGTCTCTTGATTAAGCATAAAATCTACACAGGCATCTCCCAAGTAAATTCCCCTTATGTTAAACCTATCTCTTTCATAAGGCTCAAAGTAGGTTTCCTTCTCTTCAGGTTCATAGTCTCCTATTATGTTAAATAGTAGACCTTCAAATTTAATCTCAATTTCTTTCATATTTAATTGCTTTAATGTTTATACATACAAATATAAACAAAATTTGTTAATAATCAACTATAGAAGAAAAAAAAGGAGAAACTTAATTGTCTCTCCATTGTAGATAGCATACAGCCAATCTTTGTTGTTTGTTTGGGTATTCCTTATTCATAGTAGGATTCACCATACATCTATTCATAAAGTCTTGCTGCTTTTCTGTTGGTTTTGGTTTAGGTAGTGGCATATTTATTTTTCTTTTAAATGATTATCTATAATTTCAAAAACACAAGACGATAAAGTTTTATTATTTTTTTCAGCTAAAAACTCCAATATCTTTCTATACTTATATGGCAATCTTAATGATAATCTTGAGTTGTTTTTATCGGTTTCTATATTATAACCATAGTCAAGCATTTTATTATGTTCCTCTATTGCTTTATCTGCTTCCTCTTGAGAAAAACAAGTTCTAACTATTACCTCCATATTTCCTTTCATGGTGGGTTTTACTGTTCCTATTTGATATTCGCAATCATCAAACGTATTCCAATCGGAACATTTAATATCTATAAGTCTCCATTTTTTCTCCTCAAATCTTTTTTTTAAATTATCCATACTTATCTATCTTTATAATTATAGTTGTAAGGACTGACTACTCCTTCTTTGATGTCATTAGCCTCTTGGTTTCTTTTCTCCCTAACAAAAGCTATCTCTCTTTCTATATAGTCCTTAGCCTTGTATAGGTCTTGTAGTTCATCATCTTTTTTTCCTGCCCTTGCTATATATTTAATCACATTGCCCTTGTTAAAATTTAAAGAGTAATGGTTACACACATCTATAATGTCGTAATCCATTCCATTGTCGTAGTGAATTGCGTTGCTCTTCATATTAATCTATCTTTAAAAATTCTGCAGAGCCATGTTCAACAAACCATTCTCTGTTCTCATTATACTTTTCTATAACTGC